TGTTCAACTCGTATAAGACAGTTCCATTTCCTCCGCGCACCGCATCATGCAGTCGGTGACTTTCCGCGTCACTACGAGATTTTGTCCATATTAAATCTGGTTGGAACGCACCTGAATTTGTAATCGTTCGTGAATTTTGGTCGCCTGTCCACAGGCTAATGTCCATATACTTATTCCCCGCCGCAATCGTAGGCGTCGGAAGGTTCTGCGTGTTGAGCGCCTTGAAGCCGGAGGGAGGCGTGTAGGTGAATGGGCGCTGGCCGAAGTTGGCGTCCATTACACCATAAGAACCATCGTAGCTCTGTATGATCGGCACCAATAACGTGCCTGCCGTTGTTCCGATTGTTCCAGTAACGCGCGATGTATTATTCTGGTAAAACGTAAATGTATTAGCGTCCAGATCAACGGCGACGGCAAGAACATCTCCATTCGCCACAGAATATGTGCTATCCGTCCAAGCGTTGCTAAAGTTCTTATAATACCCATTATCACCAAATATAACAGCGTTTGTTATAGATGACGCAGCGGTAGTATCATTAAATACGGTAGCGAGGCCAAAACCAAAAGCATTGTAGGCGGTATTGCTCGCTCTTGGCGTATAAGGCGCGTTCCCAACTGTGACCTCAAAATACCATTTACCCGATGATATAGAGATTGTTGCGTTTGAACGACGCCATGCTGCTGCGCCAACATAACGCAAGTTGGCGCTTGAATACGTGCCAGCCGTAGTTGAAAGTGGATTAAGCGTCGCATAATTCCCCACGCCATTCCCGCCATCATCATACGGCGTCGGCGTGTCAATCATGCTGTCGTATGTCGTGCCAGCCGTGACGCTGATATTATTCGGCGTCCAGTTGTTCGCGCTGGAATGATTAGTCGCAATAGCCGCCTTATCGTAGCCGATTGTCGTCGTGCTAGTCGCGTCAGAGAACGGTAGGTAAAAACCGTTTTTCCCGTAGTCCGAGACAGTGCAAGCTTTCGGTTTCCAGACGCCAGTGGTTGCGTCTGTCTCGCCAAATGAGGATGGCGTGAGCGCTTGGCCGTCGATGAAATTGACTTCGGCTAGGTAGCCGTCTTCTGTCCATCCAGACGTAGACGATGTATCCCAACCTATCCGGTGTAATGCTGCGGTGTTTATAACGCTTTGCGCGCCAGATGACGGATTGGTGTTTGTTCCAAACGCTGTCTCTCTAACGCCATTCACATATATTCTCATCCTATCGGCGGCTGTAGCATTGCTGCTGTCCCACACAAATACAAAATGATAAAACGCGCTTGGGTCTCGAAAAACTCTTGTCGTCGTTAATCTAGCGGTCGAGCCTCCAAGTTCCTGAAAATCTATCTGGTCGGCATTGTTTAGAAATATTAGCCCGTAACCGGTTGAAAGACCGCCTACATTCAGTAGGACGCGGTTCGTCGCAAAAGCACTAACTTTTGCCCAAAGGCTAAGTGTCCAAGCTGTTCTGCTACCCGCACTCGCTGGCGTCCTGCTCAAATACGCGCTTGCGGACGAGCGAAAGCGAAGGCTGCGGCTGATCGTGTAGCCAGTCGTTGCCGTAGGCGCGAAGAAGAGATCTTTAGAGCTAAACATTAGGGCGTGAAGTTTTGGACAGACGAACCATACCAGTTCGTGCCGTCTGAGAAGAAGGCAAAGAAGTCGGCGCGGCTAAGTGTAGCCGTGACGGTCGGAGCCGTGCTGGCCGGCCATTTGACGCTGGTAAACGTCACAGTCGTCGCCGTGCCAGAGGCAGGCTGACGCACCATAAGAATAAACGATTTGCCAGCCGTCGCTGTCGGCATGGTCACGGTCAAAGCCGTGGCCGAGGTCAGCGTAAGGTTCTGGAATGTGCCGTTAGCCAGATCCAGCGTAACCGTCGAGGTGACGGTGCCGATATTATAGTAAGTCTCGACGTAGTTAGTGATCGTCGGATTAGACAGAGTGGGCGCGGTCGCAAAGACATTAGCGCCCGTGCCTGTCTCATCCGTAAGAGCCGCCGCAAGGTTGGCTGACGACGGCGTAGCAAGGAACGTAGCGACGTTCGCCGCGAGCCCACTGACGCCGGTGCTGATCGGTAAGCCCGTGCAGCTTGTCAGAGTGCCGCTAGAAGGCGTTCCGAGCGCGCCACCGTTGACGACGACAGCGCCCGCCGTGCCGACATTGACCGCAAGCGCCGTAGCGACGTTCGTGCCAAGACCTGACACACCGGTGCTGATCGGCAAGCCCGAACAGTTGGTCAGCGTGCCAGATGACGGCGTGCCAAGCGCGCCGCCGCTATACAGGATTGTGCCGCCCGCGCCGTAACTGACCGTGCTGCCGTCCGTGCCGACAAACGTGACGCTATTGTCAGTCGCCAGCGTCTTGCCGTTGGCAATCGTCAGAGTGCCGGTCGTCGTCGAGACGGTCAGACCGTTATATTTGCCGCCGGTAATGTCGCCGGTCGTATCGGCAATCGTCACGGCAGAGTTCTGAATCAGCTTACCAGTCGTGCCGTCAAACCGCGCAACAGCATTGTCGGTCGAAGACGCCGGGCCGACCACATCGCCCGTCGAAGTATTCGTATACCAAGACAGATTGCCGTTGCCGTCTGTCTGAAGAAGCTGACCGTTCGTGCCATCGTCAACCGGCAGCGTCATCGTCCAATTGGCAGTATTATTGCCCGACGCGATTGTGACGCTATAGGCGCTCGCAGAGTTATAGATCTTAAGCGCCGCCGACGTAGTAGACGCCACACCAAGCGTTGCTGTCGCCGTACCCGTGCCATTTACAAACGTAAAGGCCGCGTCGCCGCCGAACGTGCCAGCATTATTGAACTGAATTTGCGTGTTGGAGCCGCCAGGCGAGCCGCCTCCGCCCCCGCCGCCAGCAGCCCAAGACAGCACGCCGTTTACGTCCGTCTGAAGATAGTAGCCGTTGACCGGCGCAGCAGCAGGAAGCGTCAGCGTGTAACTGGCCGCTGTGCTGTTAGAAGAGCGCAGCTTGACCGTATTAGAGGTCGTATTGGCTAGGATCAGCTCACCGCGCGTCGTGCTGGGCGTGCCAAGCGTAATGTCATCGTCAAACGTCGGGCTGTTTGAGAAGACCAGCGACCCAGTGCCCGTCTCATCAGTGACCGCTGCTGCAAGATTGGCGCTAGAAGGCGTAGCAAGGAACGTCGCGACGCCGCTACCTAGGCCAGTGACGCCCGTGCTGATCGGCAAGCCAGTCGCATTAGTAAGCGTAACCGCTGACGGCGTGCCGAGGTCAGGCGACACGAGAGTCGGGCTGGTTGCGAACACAAGCGCGCCTGTGCCCGTCTCGTCAGTAACGGCCGAGCGCAGATTAGCCGACGACGGTGTGGCGAGCCATGTTCCAACGCCTGCGCCAAGGCCGCTAAGTCCCGACGCCGGAAAGTTCGTGCAGTTCGACAAATCGCCAGAAGTAGGCGTGCCGAGGATAGGCGACACGAGAGTCGCGCTGTTGGACAGCACGATGCTACCCGAGCCAGTCGTCGTGTTGCCGAGCGCCGTGACCGTGCCACTGGTCGGGAATGTCAGACTCGTCGCGCCAGAGAACGTAAACGTCGTGGCGTAGCCGCCAACCGTCGCAAACGTCGAATTATCGGCCAGCGTAAACGTCGCAGCCGTCGCCGGGGCGGTGATTGTGACCTTATTTACAGACCCGTTTAGCTCTAAATTACCGCTTTTATCGACAGTAAAAGAAGCCGTTGTGGCTCCCGAAACGGTCAGATTAAGCAGTTTGGAAGTCGCGCTAGACCCTGTGTTGGTGACGGCAAGTTTAATGCCGTTCCACGTCGTTGCGGCGTCGTTCCAGCTATCAGTAAGATTGTAAATAAAGGCCATTTAGATCACTCGAAAAAGACGGTGACTTTCGGACTAGAGCCGCCAAGGACGACATAAAGGCCCTTATTCAGACTGATTCCTTCAGCCGTAAAGATGTAGTTGCCGGGCGTCGCCGCCGTGAACTGCGCCAGAACGAGAGGATCTGAGGTCGACGCCGCAGGAGAGTCATAAACCGCGACTGTGACAGAGGTGCCGCTAGAGGCAAAAATGCCCTTCAGCTTGGCCAGACCGACCTTAAGCTGCGTAGACGCTTCGATTTCCTGATAATAAGCCATTTTTGCTCTCTTAGGCTAGGAACTTCAATTTATACAGCGTGGAAAGGTATAAGTCCACGATTCCGTCGACAATATTCTGAAGCGCGCTGTCGTCGCCAAACTCTTTTCGAGCTTCTTCGACCTCTTTTAGCGAATCCTCAAGAAATTCAACGACATTGTTGGTCTTTTTGGCCGAATGCAGCGTAATCGGGCCGATTAGGCCATGTCGACCCTGATAGGCTTCCGCCAAATCGTCGGCTAGCCCGATGATATTTTCATAGAACTTACCGAGAGCCTTGTGTTTAGCGTAAGACCGCGTGTTCAGGTGGACACTATGAACAACGTCCCTAGCTAAAAATAAATGTCCGATCAGATCTGCGCAGCTCATTGACCAATCTCCCGCATAGGCTCACTGCCCGGCACTAAATCACCCGTGTCGAGCGCCGCCGCGATAGTGCCCTGCACAATATCCTGAATTTGTTCCGGCGTCAGGCCGCTTTGCATGGCCGACAGCCGTTTCGTCTCAGCTTCATAAGCCTTGATCTGGCTGTTTTGCTCGTCAATCGCCAATTTCTGCATCTCATAGGAATGCATAAGCTGCTGGATCTGGGCGTTTGTGGCCTCCATTTCGTTGGCCATTTGCTCCATTTGCATCCGCATAGCCTGCGCTTCCGGCGACTCGTCGGTTTCCTGAAGCACTTTCGGGTCGAGCATTTTTTCGAACCGTTTGGCCATCGTCTCAGAGCCCGGCCAGTCCATGTTCTTGACGAACAGATCGCCCGCAACCGACCAAAGCGCCGGGTTCGTTTGGAGGATCTGGCCCATGGTGTCCATGGCTTCCTGTTTCCTCGTCATGTAGCTAGGACCCGAGGAAACATGCACGTCGTAGGTGCCGACGTTGGGATTGTAGATCTTCATGATCTCAATGCCCTCGTCGTTCTGAATCGACCGCACCGCCTCCGGCTGGGCCGGATTGATGCGCGCCATGCCGACTTCGCCCTCAACATTAATGATGCGGGCGACACGCTGCGTGTCGTAAATCTTCGGAATCAGATCGACCAACTGCCGCGCGACGTATTTTATCGCCCGCGCGAGGTTGTCTACATAATGATAAGTACTCGTGTCGCCTTGCCGCTCCCGAGCGAGGATCGCACGACCCGTCCGCTCGTTGGAAGTCGCCCCAATGCTACTATCGTACTGGCCAGTGGTCGATTTGATGTCTTCGCCAGCCCCCGTCTTTGCTTGAATAAGGCCCGTTTGAGCCATCGGAGGCTGGGCGCGTTCAGGTAGCGGTAGCGGGTTGCCGGCTCCGTCGGTAACATCAGGATTGACCTCCAGATAGGGCCAGTTATTCGTGTTCGCCGTTTTCCAGTTGGTTTCGTAGCCCTCGAACTGACCACCATAACCAATGAACGGCGCTTTCGGGGCCAGCGCCAGCATTTCCGCTTCCTGGCTGACCCAATAGTTATACATGCGCTGCGCGTCTTTAGCGTTACGCACCAGACCGCTAATGTAGATCTGACCGTCAACCTCGAACTCGTTGCCGATCACGCGGATCACGGGGATGTATTTACCCGCCCATTCGCGCTCTTCCAGCACCTCATAGCCGTTGGTCTTGATCCACATGACCTTGCGGCGGTCGCTTTCGCGCGAGCGCAGCGGCTTGCCATAGACAGCCTTGAGGCGCTTGTCCTCCGGCGTGCCATCGAACGCCGTAATGTTGTCCGGGTAGAGGTTTAGCGTATGTTTGCGCGTGTCAACGTAAAAATATTCAGCGATGCGGACAGTCTCTTGGCTGACCCACATCGATAGCGTCTGGTCGCCCACGCCCTGACTCATCATGCCCGTTACAGGCGTCGCGTCAGGATACAGTTCCTCATACTCGCGCTTCGGAATGTCTTCCGTGATAAAGCACCAATTCGCGTCTTGACCGCACGGGTCTTGGATCATCGGGTCCATGTAGACGCTGAAGCTACTGCGGACGCGCGCGATGCGGATGTCCTGCTCGAACGAGTCTTCTTTGCAATATTCCGTCAGGATGCGGATATAGCCTTCGCCATATGTGACCTGATTATCGCAGGCCGTGTCGTAGGCCACGTCGGCGTCGGACATATACTCAATGTGCCGCACGATACCGTCGAAGATCTCCGCGACCTCCGGGTCCGCGTTCTCGTCGGCGGGGATGACCCGCGCGGTCGGACGGTTCTGGCGCTGTTCGTTCGTCACGAGGCGCACGTGCTGCGGCAGCTTGTTGATCGTCAGGCACGGCCGCGCGTTGATCGTCTGACCCTGCACGGCTCCGCGTGTCGCCAGCACGTCCGCCGGCCACTGCCATGCGTTGTCCGGCGAGCCCGCCATGAACCGCAGATCGTCTAGCTCATCCTCGCGGCTGTCCGAATAAGCGGCCTGCGCCACCGTGAACCGATGACGCATAGTTGCAAGGCGATCTTGATCTCCGCTTTCGGAGACTTTGCCAGCGGCGACTACATCATCACTTGCCACAAGACTTGCCCTTCTTGGCCGCTGCGCGCTTCGTCGAGTAGGCGATGGCGACAGCCTGCTTGACAGGCTTACCGGCGGCTACCTCCGCTTTGATGTTCTTACGGAAGGCGTTCTTGCTGGTGCTCTTAACGAGAGGCATTAGTGTCCCATCCATCCTGAAGAGGCTGCGTTGCCACCATAACTGACCCTTGGCCTGTTGTCTACGCGCGCTTCACGGTGCGCCACAGGATACGCGAACGTCACCGCGATAGCGTCGGCGGCGTCAGGGCTGGCCAGCCCGCGCGCCTTCATGTCCTTCTTACTCTCTAGGAATATAGTCCCTTTACTGTCGGGCTTCATTAACGGTCCGGTCAGGTCGGACTTTAGGAAGCGATCATTAGGGATGCTGGCCGTCTTTAGCCACTCCCGCATGGCGTGCCACATTTCGGCGCGCTTGTTCCCGAACATGATCGGCTTGCTGCTGCGCATACCGAAGTTGACACCCCGGATTTTGTAGCGCTGCTCCTTCAGCCGGTCCACGACGCCAGCCCCTAGGCCGCCCTCGTCGATGACCACCAAGGTCGGCCGATACTCTTCTAT